CAAAAACAAGTTTTTCTTCAAGCAGCTTCATTGATTCAACACACAACAGCTTCGTATCTTCATAATCCATTTTCTGTGGCAGGTAAATTATTTGCTGTTCTTCAGTGCATTGATCCTTTACTGCATTTAGTATGGCTGAATTAATTTCCAATTCTTTTTTAAGCGTTTTCCTGTCCTCTACTTTAAGATCCCACAATTTGACATAATCAGCTATTAGAGAAAAATCACAAAACCTTCCATGTTCTTTATTGAGATTGTCAAGCAGTTCTGTTGTAGCAGATACATTTCCATAAGCTGCTTCAAAGCTATCAGCGATTTCCCCGAGCTCTTTTGCATCTTTCATCCTGCTTACAATAAATTTGTTTTTGATTGTAAGACAATCCCATACTAATCCACGAAAGAAAGCTTTGCTCATTGAACACCCTCTCTTTCAATTCGGATTATTTTCTGGCGAGGGATCAGTGTTGGTTTGGGTTGTGTGTTTACTTCAAGATAAGCTGCATCAAAATTAATGAGTGTTCCTTTGCGGGTTGCAACAGAATCAGAAGTGTCATTCCAGCAAACAGTAATAACTGTATTTAAACAAGAATTTAATAGCTTATCCGTTATCTCTTTTCCAGCCATCCTACCAACCTATTTAATTCAGCAAAAAAGAAATGCCATTAAATAGTAAGACGTTTTCCTATTTAAACATATCGGAAGAAGGAGGGAAAATGGGGCATTTCTGCCCCTCCCGCCAAGGCATCCCTGCTTTCTTTACAGTATGGCTGCAACCAGCACATCATACACTCCGTATGCAAATGCTGCAAAGATACCTACTTTCACAACATCCAGAAGGTTCTGAACGGTTTCCTTCTCCATGCTTTCACCTCCTCTTATTCCCTCAGCAGAGAGTTATAAGCGAGCAGTTACAAGTCAAGGTGCTTGATCCAATTCTGAACCATCTTCAGAACTGCGACAGCAGCAATGACTGTTTCTGTTGGTGGTAATCCTGTTAGGTATGCAATCAATGCACCGATTCCACCGAATACAAAGATCTGCACTCCTTTCCAGATTGTCTTTTTCCACTCGTAATCAAATTTCATCATTTTGATTCCTCCTATAGAATTACATATACTAATCCAGCAAACGCTGTAAAAAGCACAACAATAAGCTTGAAGTTTAAGGCACTTACAGCTTCATTTTTTGCACTGATTATGTTCTGATGCTTAACACACTTGGAGATTTCCTTAACATCCTCATGCAAAAGGTCTATCTGTTTCTGCAAGAGCCTGTGCTCTCCATTGCGGATATCTTTTATCCCTGCCTCCTTTCTAATTTCATCTCCAAACATTTTAGTTCACTTTGATTGAATAAAACATTTAATATAAGCATTCGCTTCAAGTCTACATGGTGTATTAGGATTGAATTTAATATTAACCCAATGTCCCGCACCTACTGCTTGGATTTCTGCTGTTATATCTTCATCAGTCAATGCACCTTGGTTTGCTTTATAAAGAATCTCGGAACCATCCTCACCAATCTCTATTGAAACTTGTTGGATTATTCCACTGCCTAACTCGTCCCAGTAAATGTCTGTGCTTACACCGGTTTGGTCGTCGTGATATAATTGAACTTTGTTGGTGCTTGTCCAAGCAGTGTTGCCTATATTTGTTATGTTGAGTGCTTTGTCTATAAGCGTTCCGTCTTCGTTTCCCCAATAAACGTTTTGGTGGGTACTGTCCACTTTTTCTACTTCGAGCACGTACCACGTGTTTGCGCTAAATGTTCCGGTGAAGGCATGGGATCCTGTTGAATCAAAGTAGGTAAGGGCGGAATCCTTTGTTTGAAGTATTTTTGCTATTTGGTTACCAGCATCGTCCTGAATTATGAAGTACCAGTGGTTTTGGAAAGGGTCGTTTGTTCTTACATAGATTGCGAAATGTGTTTCGGTGAAGGCTTTTGACAGTATCCATTTTTCAAAGCTGGAAGTCCCGTTCATGGTTACCTTTAAGGCGTTTCCAGTTATTGAGGTAACAGATTGAATTGTTCCAGTGCCTCCGGCTGAATCTTCAAGTGTCCAATCGCTTATGTTTTCAAAGTCTTCTAACGGTTCTCCTCCTCCTGTGTGCTCATAGATGTTATAAACCATGTTATGGGTATGCCTGCTATAGCTATCCGTTGCGGTTGCATACTTTATGCTCATTGTACTGCCTGAGTCTGATGAGCTAACTTGTATTTTACATTGTTTTCCATTAAGGTTTTCTGCTGCATGTATTGCAAAACAGGACTCTCCGTTTTGGGACAGTTCCAGCCAGTACACTTGGGAATTCGGATAGTTTTTGCTGTCTGTAACATTGTTCACTCTAATCAAAACCCATTCCCCTGCTTCAGGGGCCTCGTGGTTTCTAATTGTACCGTAAAAATTTGCTCCTGCTATGTCTGTGGTAAAAGTATAGTCGTCGAGGTCAACCCAAGTGTGCCCATTTAAGTTTGTTGTACCAGCTGAAGCCGATGATTCTCCTGTTACTGTTGTCGCGCTGTTTGATTCGCTTGTGTTTGTATATGCTCTATAATTCAAAATTTTGTAGCTTAATAATACTCTATTAATTGCTTTAACATCATCGGGCAGCCTAAACCTTAAATTCAAAGGATAGCCCACATCACAATTTTCATAACTGCTTACGTTAAAAACAGTTGTTGCGCCCTGCATATAAGCATTCAGAGTATCGGTCTCTTTTCGGAGCTTGTCAATCTGCTCAAGGAAGTCAGGCTTTTTGTTGGAGCATTCAAGCCTTAATTCTTCAATGCCTTCCATCCACTTTATAGTAAGCTCTCTGCTGATTACTCTTTTTTCAGTGCTCAAGCCTGTGTTAGTGTCATTGATTGTGATGTTATCTCCAATCCCAACAGTAGTGATGTCAGTTGGATCTGTAGGATAAATCACAATTCTTTCAATAAGGTCTTTTTGATCCACAAGCTTGCGGGTGCACATCAGTTGCAAGAAGTCCTCGTCAATTATTTCTTTTGCAGAGTAAGTTCTGCTTCTTCTTCCATAGTTGTCAGAGTGCATTGAAGATCCAGATTCAGGAGAATCTTTTGAAAAGTATTTTTGAACGTAAGCATTTTTTGGATGGCTTTTTGCAGTGGTGCTGTTTGCTCCTCTGGTGCACCCTGTCAAATCATTAGTTGAAACCCCTGTGTAAGTAATCCTTTCTTCCCCTATTATTATCTCTCCTGAAGGGGAATCAAGTTCAGAAGCGTCTATAACGCTAATGGTAGTGTCAGAATCAGTGAGATTCTCATTCAAATATGTAAAAGAGGCTGCTACTGCTGCGAAATTTGTGCTTATTTGGTTAAAGCCATCTCCATAGCCTAAAAGTGTTATATCATTGAACACAGCTTCCCTGTCTTTCTCTCTTGTTGTAAGAGTTGCGTTCTGATCCTCTCCGGAAGTGTTGTATGTTTTGACAGATCCAGCACTTCCTCTCCTCGCATCTATATTAAATTGGTCATTATCAGAACCATCCTGATCAACCCACCAATCATAGTTTGCAGCGTTTGCTACTGCTGCAGCAGCTCTTAATCTGTGTGAGTATTCAAAGCGGATTGAGATGTCGCCATAGTTTGTGTTTGTTCCAACATTGATTATTCCATTGCACAGGGCAGGAATGATTGTATTGGTTGCAGTATTGTCATATTGAAAAGTGTCCCTGTCAGTGTCTCTGTCAAGCAATTTAACAGCCATTCCATAGCCTTTTACTATTGCTGTTTGCAATCCAAAATCAGATGAGTATTCAATCTTTTCAACTCTGCCTTTAAAGAATTGGGTTTCTCCCTGAAACAGCTTTACAATTTTTCCTTCTTGAACATGAGGATCATCTTCCGAAATAGGCCAGATGCGAAGCTCAAAGGTTGAGATCTCATTAAGTCGTTCAAGCAGATGTGTTTCAATTACCTTGCCCCCCGTATCTACGTCATCTATGGTTTGATTCCAACGGGAATATTTGCGAAGGTAAACATCAGCAGTAAATGTTTTTGTTGTCATTCAATCCCCCTATGGTGCAACTCCTTTTACTAGCGCAATTATACATTTGTATTGAAGTGGATCTCCTGACATCTCGTATTTGATGTTGTCCGTCACTTCTGATTTTTCAATGTAGTAATCTCCAAGAGACGTGTCTCTCCAATTAACTGCAACAACTCCTTTCCTTTTGGAAAAAGCAGCCAGATTTGCTCGCTTTGTTTCAGCTGATGAAACATCCTGATCGCTCATCTCTGAAGTTGTTGTTGCAAGGATTCCATCAAGAGTTAAAAGTTCATCTACCTTGTTGAAATCAAGCACAAGCTTTTGTGGTTCATCTTCCGCTCCTGTCTTTGGAATGTTTAGCTTAACCAACATTCTGTTGTAGTTGAACCGAACCCTTGTTCCTTGTATGCAAATTTTTGTTCCACCTTGAGTAAGGTAAATTCTATCCTTTTTTTGCCAAACCATCTTTGATCTCCTTCTTAAGCTCTATTAAATTATCATTAATTGATTTCAGCAGCTTGATCTTGTCAGCTCCTTGCTGTTTGATTTCACGAATGTCCTGCAACTGCATTCTGATCTCTTTCAAGTCTTCCTCTACATTCATCTTCTTTCCCTCCTTTCAAATTCCCAGTACTCGCTCAATTCTCTTGCAAGATTTCTTACATCATAGCTTGAAGCAATATTTGCATTAATCACAGGAGAAAATACATTGGATGTAAAAGTGTCTCCTGGAGGAATAACTCTCTCTCCTTCATGAAGATAAGCAAGTCCTGTGTGTGGCATCACTCCTCCTTGCTGAAAGAATGGAATTTTAAATCCGCTAGCGATTCCCCCTACAAAACTAGCGATTCCCCCTACAAAACCTACAGCTCCTTTGATCCATCCTCTAAATGGTTCAGGGATAATACTCCAAATAGCACTGACAACTGATCCTGCCATGCCGCGAATTCCTTTAACAAATTCTCGCAGCATATTTTGTGCTGCTTGCCACGCTCCTTTTGGAAGCAATCCGAAATGCTCAAGGATTTTTCTTACTACTTCAATCACAAAATAAGGAAATTTTCCAATCCTAACGTGAAATAAATGAAGGCCTCCTAAAATTACTTTGACAAAACCATCAATGATGTTGCCGATTGCAATCATCACGTTTTTAACAAAGCCCCTAATGTTTCCAAAGTTTGTTTCCCATGCAAGCCACAGCAAAACAGCTAAAGCGATAAGCACTAATAAAGGCAATGCAATTGCCGAAAGAAAAGCTCCAATAGTAGAAAGAGCTCCACCAATCAATGCTGCTGCTCCTGCCAGTCCACCTACTCCAGCAATGAATGTCAGGATTCCTGCAGTTGCAAGCATCAACTGTGCTCCGATCAACATAACAAATCCAAGAATTGCTCCAAGAATAATTAGCACTCCAATCACTGCTCTGACAGGTTCAGGAAGATTCATAAAGAAGTCAAAGATCTGTAGGAAAATTGGAAGCAATGGAAGCAAAACAGGGAGCAAGAATTGCTGAAACAGCACTCCAAGCATTTCAAATACTCCGAGAGCTTCAAGAGTGGGTCCAATCATCCCCATAAACATTCGGGTAAGTGCCATGCCAAAGAACATGATGGAAAGCATTTCCATCCTGAATCCAGTGAAAGATCTGGTGAGCTTGCCTGTGGTCTGATCTACTCTTGCCCCTGTAAAAATAAAATTGTGTAGACCTTTCTGCATTTTCTGAACACTGCCTATGGCTTCGCCCATTCCTTTCGTAAGAAATTCAATTATTACTTGCACTGGTGCTCTCGGCATGATTTATCACTTCGCTTTTGGAAAACTTCTTCCGAATGTTTCAATTTCTTTAGTTCCTCCTGTTCCTCCCATCATTGCTTTTTGCTGTTCCTTTAAGTGCTCTGTAAGATCGTCTGCCATTACTTGAAACCTGCTTGCAGGCATTTCCATCAAAGCATCCCAACTCATTGGATAATACATCAGGAAAACATTGCACTCCTTGATTGCCATATCAAGCGGATCTTCATCACCTTGCATTAGCCTCCTTCGGAACAATTCTTTCCTTTG